TCAAATGCAGAAGAATTTAGATTTGCAGCAGGTGGAACATTTCACGCAGACGCTGATGTGGTTGCTTACTCTTCAACTGTAGCTTCTGATGAAAAACTAAAGACTAATGTTGAAAATGTAAATTATGGATTGGTTGATGTTATCAAACTACAAGGTCGTAGATTTGATTGGATTGAAGAAGATAGAGGAAATGATATTGGTTTGATTGCACAAGAAGTTCAAGAGGTAATACCTGAAGTTGTAAAAGAAGTTGATGGTTTAGATGGTAAAGATCCACACTTGACGGTAGATTACGCTAAACTAACATCAGTTCTTATTGAAGCAGTCAAAGACTTAAAAACAGAGATAGAAGATATCAAAAAAAAGTGTGAATGAGTAAGAATAATAGATATGAAAAGGTTACAAGAGTTCTTACAAGTAAGGGTTCTAATATAGGAATAGTCTATACAATGAAACAAGGAAGTAGTTCATTAAGTAGGGTTGCGAATAACTATCCTGAAACATTTGAAGTGATTGAACAAAATTTTCTAAATACTGATTTTACATTTATCATCCCACTTAGATCTCCTTATGAAAAGTGGGTTTCTGGAAATTTACAAGAATTAACAACAAAGTTGAAGTTAGATTCTAATGTATATAAATATCATGAAGAAGTGCACTATGAATCACCAATTGAGTCGATACGTAAATATTTTGAAAACTTTGATTTCCGACACATCCGCGATCATGCAGAATTAGGTAAATGGGTACATAAAGGAGGCCGGCCTCTTACTTTTAATTTAGTTAAATTATATGAATTGGAAAATGTTTATTTTATAAATTTAGAAGATTTATCTAAACCTTCTCTCATTGAGTGGATGAGTAAAAGAGATAAAAATTGGTCTTTAGTAAAAGAGATTTATAAAGTTAATGTTTCAAATAAAAGTAATGAAAAGATAATGTTTGCGGATTATATCAACCAAATAATTGACAGAAAATCTGAAGAAGATGAAATTTTTAATATATTTTATGGAAAGTTCTTAGATTATCATAATGATAGAAAACAATTTCATAACAGAAAAGACTTTCAAGCAATTGAAAAGTTATTAGAAATATTTTTTGATTTAGAAACATCCGTAATAGAGATGATTAGAAAAAGTGATAAGTTTATAAAGTTATCCTGAAGTTGTAAAAAAAGTGTGATTGTTTGAATGAATAACTTATATTTATTACTAAGTTAATATTAATAGTAGCAAGAGGAAATGTTATGGCGACAGCAAAAAAAGAAGAATCAAAGTTAGTAAGTCAATTAGAGGAAGCACAAAAAGAAACTAAATTTTCACAAGAAGAGATGGATTCTTTATCAAGTCTTCAGCAAAGATATCTTGAATGTCAAACCACATTTGGTCAAATATCAGTTCAGAAGTTACAACTTCAGCAACAGATAGATGGATTGTCCAAAGCTGAACAAGATAATGTCGAAGCGTATCAACAAGTTCAACAAGATGAACAAGAGATGGCCAAAAAGCTGAATGAAAAGTACGGAGACGGTACTTTAGATCCCCAAACTGGTGTATTTACACCAAATAGTTAAAGTTTTTTATAAAATATAGACAAAAATTACCTCAGAATTGTATTTTGAGAATTTTACATATATTTATATTTAATAAGATAAAACTTTTTATCTAAAATATATCATTTAGGAGAAAATCAATGGCGGAAAGAATTGTAAGTCCAGGTGTTTTTACACGTGAACGAGACTTATCATTTCTTCCTCAAGGAATTGCAGAAATAGGGGCAGCAATTATAGGTCCAACTAAAAAAGGACCCGCATTCGTTCCAACTTTAATTCGCAATTTTTCTGAGTTTGAAGAAATGTTCGGTACACTCGACAAACGGTATTATACACCATATACTGTTCAGCAATATTTAAGAAGTGCTGGTACAGTAACAGTTGTGAGAGTATTAGGAATTGGTGGATATAAACCTGATGTTGTTGTTTTATCAGCAGTACGTAAGAACGGAGCGGGAGCTTCAGGCGCTAGAGGCACATTAGCTGTTTTAGCACCATCACGTGGTGGTTCAAACGGAACTGCAGATTTAACACCATCTACAGGAAGTGGCACTTGGGGATCATATTCGTTAGTAGTGAGTGGAAGTGGTGTAACCACTTTTTCAAAATCTATTTCGTTTAATACTGCAAGTGCAAATTATATCGGAGAAGTTCTTAGTAGAGACCCACAAGTTAATACAGACGGTAGTACCACACACCCTGTATATCTTTATAAAGAGTTTAAAGGATTCGCATCCTCTACAGGTTCAAATGGTTGGCTTGGAGTAGTTACTGCTTCAGCAACTACACTTGATTTAAATTCAGGTGTAACTACATTTGGAGCAAATGGAGATGCAGATACTTGGACAGGTAATAAAGATTATAGTGTAGCAAGAACACCGTATATTCAATCACAAAAAGTTTCAGGAGCTAGATATAATCTATTTAGATTTTATACACGCTCACATGGAACAGGTATAAGTAGCAAATATAAAGTTAATGTGTTGAATGTTAAGGCAGCAGCTTCGATACCAGGTTCAGACTATGGTGCATTTTCAGTTCAAGTTAGGACTCATAATCCAGGACAAACTGACGATAATCAAATAGTAGAACAATGGGATAATTTAAGTACTGATCCTGATTCAGCAAACTATTTTGCTAGAGTAATTGGTGATAGGTTTGTTGAAATTGATTCAAATGGCAAGTTAACCTATAAAGGTGATTGGCCAAATATGAGTAAACATATTCGTATTGGTGATTATGCTAATTTAGAATCAATGCCTAAAACAGTTGTTCCTATGGGATTCGCAGCTTGTAATATACCTGTATCAGGTGCACCTAGTGCTTCTTTTGTAACTTCGCAGGTTAATAGTAATGGTGATTTCGATTCAAATATATTTTATGGATTTGATTTTGGTTCAACGAACTATGACAATTTAGAATATTTAGCACCAATACCAAAATCTGCAGCTACTACAGGTAACGTAACTATGTCTCTTGAAGATATGTTAGGTGCTAACGATGCAAGCACATTGGCTAGTACTTATTCAGATGTTACAGAGAAAGTTACATTATCATTATCAGCAATTGGACAGAGAAAATTTTCAGTACCTTTCCAATGGGGATTTGATGGAGATAATCCTGGCAATCCAAAATTAACAGGTAATGATATTACTGCAGCAAATACTATGGGATTTGACTGTTCAAGTGCAACAACAAGTGGTTCAATAGCATATAAAAGAGCTATTAACTCAATAAGTAATCCTGATGAATTTGATATCAACTTATTGGTAACACCTGGTATTATTCATAGATTACATCCAAAAGTAACAAATCATTCAATCTTGAAAATAGAAGCAAGAGCGGATGCTTTTTATGTTATGGATGCAGCATCATGTGGAGATACTATAGCAGTAGTAACAAATACTGTAAATGCACTTGATACAAATTACGCAGGAACATATTATCCCTGGGTTAAGATAGTTGACTCTAACACAAATAGACCTGTTTGGGTCCCACCTTCAGTTGTATTACCTGGTGTAATAGCATTTACTGATAAAGTGGCACATGAATGGTTCGCACCAGCTGGTCTAAATCGTGGTGGTTTAACTACAGTATTAGAAGCTAAAACAAGATTAACACACGCTGAAAGAGATGATCTTTATGAAGAAAGAGTTAATCCAATAGCTTCATTTCCTGGTCAGGGAGTTGTGGTATTCGGACAGAAAACACTACAATCCAAACCATCAGCATTAGATAGAATCAATGTTCGTAGATTGTTGATTGCATTGAAGAAATTCATTGCATCATCTTCAAGATACTTAGTATTCGAACAGAATACAGTAGCTACACGAAACAGATTCTTGAATATTGTTAATCCATATCTCGAAAGTGTACAGGCTAATAGTGGTCTAAGTGCATTTAAAGTAGTAATGGATGAATCAAATAACACACCTGATGTTGTGGATAGAAACAAATTGGTAGGACAGATATTTATTCAACCTACGAGAACTGCAGAGTTTATCGTACTTGATTTCGTTGTTCAACCGACAGGGGCAGCATTCCCTGAATAAGTTTGACTTATAAACAACGCTGACGTATAATGAAAAACCCTGATTTCGGTTGGGGTTTTTCTTTTTATATAAAAACTTCAATAAAACTAATAAGAAGTCTTATTTTCTAATATTGCTATTTTTTTAATTTTTTGATATTTATAATAGAAGAAGATATAATAATTGCTTTTAGGAGAAAAATAATGCCTGATATCCTCGACACTAATGAGATATTTTTTACGCCGTTTGAACCGAAAACGAAAAATCGGTATATCATGTACATTGAAGGTATACCATCCTATTTAGTTAAGACGGCAGGAAGACCTCAAATACAATTTGAAGAATTGGTTTTAGATCATATTAATGTCAAAAGACATTTAAAAGGTAAAGGTACTTGGCAACCTGTAGACATTATGTTATATGATCCAATAGTTCCAAGTGGTGCGCAAGCAGTAATGGAATGGGTTAGGTTGTCTCATGAATCTGTAACAGGTCGTGATGGTTATGCAGATTTTTATAAGAAAGATGTAACTTTTAATATGTTAGGTCCAGTAGGAGATATTGTTGAGGAGTGGACTTTAAAGGGTGCTTTTATATCAACCGCAAATTTTGGTGAAGTTGGATTCGCAGAAAATGATCCAGCAGAAATTACATTAACTTTGCAGTATGATTACGCAGTCTTACAATTCTAATTTAAACGGAGAATAAAAATGAGTGAATGGCTAGCAGCAAATTGGGAATGGGTACTTTTGGGATTCTACACAGTAGAAAAAATCGTGCGTCTTTCCCCGTCTAAAAAGGACGACGTCATTTTCGATATGGTACTAAAACCAATATGGGATGCAGTATCTAAGAAAAAGTAATCTTATAGGGTTATAAAATTTTAAAAAACATTCAAATTACGGAGTAAAATATGAGTGAAGTTACATTTCCTACGGAAGAGGTTAATCTTCCATCTAAGGGTTTGTACTATGACAAATCCAACCCATTATCAAGTGGTAAAGTAGAAATAAAATATATGACAGCTAAAGAGGAAGATATTCTTACCTCAATAAACCTTATTCGTAAGGGAACTGTTATAGATAAAGTTCTTGAAGCTTTGATAGTTGATAAAAAAATCAAAATAGATGATTTATTGGTTGGGGATAAAAATGGTTTAGTCATAGCTACTAGAATTCTTGCTTACGGTAAAAATTACGAAATTCAGGCATTTTGTGATGATTGTCAAGAAGTAAGTCAATTAGTAGTTGATTGTACAAAACTTTCCGATAAGGAAATATCAACTAAAACAAAAGAAAATAAGTTCTCTATGGAACTTCCAAGAACAAAAGTTAGAATAGAATTCAAACTTTTAACTAGTGGTGAAGAGAAGTTGGTTGAAAAAGATGTAGTGGCTATGCAAAAAGCACAACCTGACCATGATTATACTAACACTTTCAGATTCAAACGAATGATTACTTCAGTAGATGGAGACACTAAACAAATGGTTATTAACGATTTTGTTGATAATAAATTTTTAGCACAAGATTCGTTGGCATTTAGAAAGCATTTACAAGACGTAACTCCTGATGTAAATATGGGTTATCCTTTTGAATGTGTTAAATGTGATCATGAACAGGAGGTAACGGTGCCATTGGGCACCACGTTTCTTTGGCCTGACACATCTCAATAGACTTCAAGTACACGAAGAAATATTTAATCTTTTAAATTACGGTAATGGTGGTTACACTTTTAACGAAGTGTATAATATGCCTATATATCTAAGAAGGTTTTATCTAAAAAGACTCAATAAGGAATATAAAGATATTGCAGCTGAAAGAGATAAAGCTAATAGAAAGTCTCAACAAGTCTTGAAAAAGAAATAAAATCTTATATTTCGATATTTATTATTGACACAATCCTGTAACTAAAATTCAATTCGGAGTTAAACAATGTCAAAGAAGATAAATGAAGGTATTGTTGATAAGGTTTTTGGTAAAGTCATAAATCTTGTTATGAAAGGGCAATCTAGAAAAGCTATGAATGCCTTCAAAAAAGATAAAAAACTACAGAGAGATATAAAAGCCGCTGCTGATGCGCAAGATACTCTGAAGAAAAGTATTGAAAAATTAAGAAAAGACCCCGAATTCGAAAAGGAATATCAAAAGAGTTTAAAATTATAAAAAGGGTAATGCATGCCAACTAAACGGGAACAAGATCAGTTAAATGATGCGTTAAACCAAACTAAAGAACTAATATCATCTATCAATAAATCAGTAGGTGAGATGGATGGTGGATTTTCGGATATTGGTGGATCAATAAAAAATAACGCTAATGCTTTGAATGCGTTTTTGAAAGTTTCTGCTAAAAATAATGAAGTAACAAAAGCAACAGTAAAAACTGGTAATCTTATAGCGGAAGCATATGATGATATTGCTGAAAATCTTGAAGATGTTCTTAAAGGTAATAAACAATTTAAAGTAAGTTCAAAACAAATTGGTGATTTAATAAATGGTAGTATAGCGGGTGGTTATTCAAAAAATTCTGCTGCTATGAGAGAGCAAGCAGATGCTGCTTACGAAATGTTGAAGACGTTTGAAAATCCAAAATTCCAAACAGCTTTTTCAGGAATAGAAAAGGGTGCAGATAGGTTAACAGGTTTTATTAATAAACTCCCAGGTGGTCAAACGATGTCAAAAGCCTTTGGAGTAGATAAACAAATAGCTGCTAATACTAAGCAAATGCAAGGAAATATGTTGAAATTTGCTAAAAGTGGAAAAGTATCGGCTAAGGGTATAGGTGGTTTACTTAAAGGTACTAAGTTTCTTAAAATTGGAGTTCTTGGTGCAGCATTAGCGATGATATCTTTTGGATTAGAAGCTAATAAAACACAAAAAGCATTAGGTGGAACTTATACACAGGCAGCAAAGGTACTTGCTACGTCTAAAGCAATAGCTGCAGCAAATAAACTTAACGGTATGACTCAAGAAGAATCAATGGATTTGATGATGGGTATTAATCGTGAGTTTGGTAATATGGATAAAGCTGCTTTAGGTGTAACTATGAAAGCAAGTAATTTAACTGCCAATTTTGGTTTGAGTGCAGGAAATGTTGGTAAGTTAGCTAGACAGATGCAGGCAGTTGGTTCTACAAGTTTAGAAGCATCTATAAATACTATAGAAATGGGTGGAGAGTTAGCAAGAGCAGCAAATGTTCCTGTAGCTGACGTGATGAATGATGTTGCACAGAATACAGAATTTTTCGCTAGATTTGCTAAAGATGGTGGAGTTAATATAATAGCAGCAGGAATAGCAGCTAAGAAATTAGGTTTGGAAATGGCTAATCTTGCTTCTATAGCAGATAGTTTATTAGACTTCGAAAGCTCAATAACTAAACAAATGGAAGCTGAGGTTTTATTAGGTAAAGAATTAAATCTTGAAAAAGCAAGAGAGATGGTATTCAATAATGACATAGCAGGAGCTATGGCAGAAGTATCAAAGTTAGTTTC